TTCCTTGAACTTTTCCTCTTGTAGGCGTTCAAGTTCGTCGTAATTCCGCTGCGCCCGTTCAACATCAAGACGAACACCGACTTCCTCTGCTTCCCTTGCACAGTCCATCTTGAAACCAAGATAGTCGATGATCTTCATAGCCTTCTCAAGAGAACCATACAGCTTGATAAGTTTACCTTCCAGTTCCTTCCAGAGACGCCAGTTGATCTTAACGTCTTCTACGCAACGATGTGCATAGTCTTCGTAGGTCAGGTTCTCCCAATCATCGACCTTTGGCTTAGGAACACCATAGTCGATACCATAACTTTCAAGACCATGTGATGACCTGTCATAGTTGACGTACCAAGACAATGCCAGACTGTCGATGAAGTTAAGGTAGGTCAACTTCGTACTAAGCAGTTTATTGAATACAGGAAGATCGTATCGGACAGCGTTGTGACACACGATCCTAGTATCTTCCTGCGACAAGATTTCTCTTATCTCTGCTTGGTCGTTAGTGTGATGGAACGTCTCACCGTCTTCTGTCCAAGAAACAACATGCAGCTTCGTTACATTCTCAACCCAACCGTCTGTTTCGCTGTCCAGAACGATGATTTTCATTTTTTCTCCATCATACTCTGTTGACCGATGATGTATCCAGAAATAAAGGCCCACCGAAGGTCATCAAAGTTTGCACCAGTCTTTTTAGCAAACTCTCTGCGGGTTTCTGCAACCATCCACCCATCAAGCCACATTTCAAAATCTTCATCTACCGTTTTCATTTCAAACCCTCAAGTGCTTCTTTGATTACAAGAGCAAGACAATATTCTGCCTCTGTTTCTACATGGTCCATACCATAATCGGGTTCCCACCCTTTATCAAGTTCCCTTTGGCTAGGTGCAGGATAGTAACCTGAGATGCTAATTAGGATATCGTTGGGAAAACCCATTTGGTCATAAACCTCTACGACAAGATCAGTGCTGTAGTGTTTATCACGAAGGGGTTCAAGAGTTACAGACTTAACCTTCACCAGCCACTTCCTTTCTCTGCAAGAGTGAATGTGTCCCCATTGAACAACAACTCACCAGCTTCACCTTCAAGCCCACATGGGCGGTTCTTCTTAACGATAAGCTTTGTCGTGTTACGATCCAGCATATCTGTTGCTTCTTTGTCACGCACAAGGTCAATGATAACCGAAGCACGTTGACCAATCATCTTACAGTATTTGAAGTCACCATTCTCATTAGTATGACCAATGGTAACAATACCGATGTTCAGATCAGCGGCAAGTTTGGACAAACGAACAGACAAATCCGCCAGAATAGCTTCTTTGCTGTCGTCACTAGATACTGTAACAACGTCTTGGATTGGTTCAAAGAACACATATTTGCACCCATACACCTGTGTCAGAACACGGATTTGTTCGATCAATTCATCAGCACCATCTTCTTCACGAAGGTGAAACTGCATGTAACCTGTCTTCTGAGTGATGTGTTTAATCGCCATTTCAACATCTTGCAAGCGATTCTTTTCAGAAATCAGGTCTTTTCGTGTCAGGTTGTCGTTTAGGTAATAGGACACCACACCAAGCAGGGAACGAAGTTTGGTTTCTTCAAGATGCCAAGTAGCGAACCTCACATCAGGATAGTTCTTGATGAGATTATATTCCAGATACCGCATAAACTCCGACTTACCAATGCCTGTAGGAGCCTTGATAACCGTAAAGTGACCTTGCATGATCCCAAGGATTTTCTCATCTAGTGCATAGATATTGGTTGGAACATAGGCATGGTCCGGTGTATCGTGCAGCAGTTCGAGAAAGTCTTCCTCAGTAGCATAGATATTGTCAGGGGTGAACACACCAGACGAATACCAAGCACTACGGTACTTGTCGCCAGCATCAGCCAGAAGGAACTCATTAGCGTCTTTGAACACATCATGAGGCACCTTATAGACACGACCCGGAAACAGGTTCATGAGGTTCAGTGCAAATCGTTCAGCCTTGTCGTCGGCATCCAGAGACAGGTAAATCTTGTCAAAGGAACCTAGCCAGTCCTTGCAGTTTTCCAGAAGCTTCTTGCTAGGTGTAGCCGAAGGGAGCGACACAACAGGGTACTTGCTGCCAAGCATCTGGAAGGCTGACATAGCATCAAGTTCACCTTCCGTAATGGTGACAGCCTTAGCCGATCCAGCAGGAAACTTGTCCATACCCCACAGTCGATCACTCTTGAACCCGTTAGCAGTAGAAAACTCTTTCGGGAAGAAGCGTGTCTTTGACGAACCATCAGGATAGACATAGGTGTGTTTGACAGGAAGATCATCCTGAACAAACGACTTGACACCATAGAACGTCATGGTCGAGGAAGTGACTTTCCCGTGACCCCGGAAGTCCCAGAAGCCCTTGGGTTCTTCGGTTTCAATCAAGTCTTCGTTGTCGCTCACTTTAACCTCTTTGTTCAATGGGTATCTCTCAGCAACCCAATCGAAGACACCTCTCATGTTTTTCTTTGGGTAGGCTTTTCCACAACTGTGGCAGAAACCAATCTTGTGCAGTGTGTTGTAGCTGAAAGCATCAGAAGAACCACAGTCAGTGTATGGACAAGGTTGATGCTTTAGTTCATAGTCACTCATAGTTTATCCTTATCACAGACAGCGGCATCATCTAAGGTGTATTGTCGGGTTAGTCAAGAAAAAATTTTCTTCTCAGCGGGTCTTGACAACCATGAACTACACACCCACTTACTAAAAGAACCTTTCCGCCACGGTTCCCTATATACATATCCCCTAGAAGGTACTCATAGTCTATCTGATATAGATACTATAAGAGATACCCTCTAGGGAACATAGTCTGTTGTTAGAAGTAGTACCCTTCAAGGATCAGGTAGTGATCTTCTACATTGAAGTAGTCGAACCAGTCTGATCCAAGAGAAGTTTCCATGTAGTCAGTCTTCATCGCTGTAGTCATCCTCATCATAGTCAATACCCATCCTATCACTAAAGCACTCTAAGCACATGTCTTCTGCAAACTCAATCCACATTTCACATTGGTAGCAGTAGAAGCGTTCAAGAAAGCGCATTGTCGTTACTCCTCGTAGCGTTCAAATTCTTCGTAGCCAAAGAACAGGCTACGTTTACTGTGTTCATCAGGGTCACAGTCAGGGTCAAGTGCCAACTGACAACCATGATCCAGCACATCGGTCACATATGCCAGAGTACCAACACGAGAAACATCTAGTAGGCCACTGTAATACTTATTCTCTTTGACAATGACACGGTTACCAACTTTGTACGAATTTTCCTCTAGAGGGTTCAGAGCATCCACAGGAACCCATTGCTCATTGTGAAAGGCATCCTTAACCAGAACCAGAAAGCCATGGTAAGGGTTGTCCCAAACAACGCCATTCATCTCGTACAGAGTATAGTAGGATTGATCCGGCTCAATGACAATCACCTTGATAGTTTCTTGAAGACGGTCAAAGTTCCAGTCGAAGGGGTCGTTGCCACGGGACTTGACGGTGAAGATTTGTCCAACTTCGATATTCATTCGTTCTTTCCTTTGTCAAAACATTGGGTAGTAGAGGCTACCTGATTCTATCTGGTACTCTCTAACTGTTTGTAGTTCTACCAGAACAGCATCGCACTTGTCAAGTTCTCCATCCCATTCATAAGTGCTTGCCAGTTGTTCCAGTTGCTTGATGTAGGCCGTTATAGGCACCAATAGCTGTTGTTCTACAGTCAACCCTTTAGGTGTCAAAACGTAGCCTTTACGAGGGTCAGTTCATAATGATATGCATAGTGTTTGGACAAGTCAGATGTCCAAGAAACCCAAATACCCTGATTAATGTCTTGGTTTGTAACCACAACTCCCAGATCATATATCCGATTAGGGTTGCAATGATTATCGTTACCTTTAACGAAGTCTCCAACTTTTAACATAGTTTTTCCTTTCTGTTCAATCTTTTATTATCGAATCTCAATCACACGGTCAACGTAGAACGACACCCAAGCCTTCTTCTGCAAGTCATAGAAGGGGATTTGACCACGCGCTTTCATCTGCTCAGACTGACGAAAACCTTGCTCTGAACCTACAATATGCGAGGAAGGACGGAATAGGCCATTAGCAACACGAACCGAACCATCAGTCTTGAGAAAAGTCACAGTGCAGATACGAGTGCCACGGGCTTTGATAACATCCTTAACAGTGGTGACGTTCATCGTCTTTTCTTGAACTTCCATGGTCTATCATTCCTTTGATTCGTTATTTACAGAGTA